CTGACTCTCCAGAACCATACGGATGGCCCGCTGGCGGACCTCAGGGGAAAAACGCGTATTTTTAGTCATCCTGTTTGCCTCTTTCTCAAGGAGTTTAGTCTCCAGGATTTCCGGGGCGGTTCAGTGAGGCATTGATTGATGAACTTCAACGATCTTGAGTTCAACGCCATTAAGGCAGAAGTCGAGTCCTTCCTCAGAACAATGAGCCCCGGAAGAGCTGCTCTCGATAAACCCAATATTATCTTCCGCATTGATGAGCAGGCCGTTGAGTTTTGTGAGATTCCGGTTGCATGGCGCTCGACTACGAACAGAAAAAATATTCACCCGTTCGCCAGAATCACCTGGAATCAATCCGGGAATGTCTGGATGCTCAACATGTTATCAACCTACAATACGTGGGAATACTATAATGGCTTTTTATCCCTGAGTGACGCTCTGGAGACCATCAGAGCAGACAGATTCAGCTATTTTCTTGATTAGTGTTCCGGAGTCATTCGCTCATGTCGGATAAAAGCCTGCTGGCCCCCGTTCTCCTTACCCTGTTTATATGCGTCGCATTAGGGATATTTCTCCGTCTTGATCGTTACTTTTTCCGCCAGGGAAGAAAAAAGAAATAAATATAGCCTCCGGTACAAAATGTGTGGAGGGGACCCTTTTCGTATGTTTAAACACTCGTTTTTTCCGGCCACCTGACATCCGGCGCAGCACTGACATCCACACGATTCAGCATGACGCGGTACGTTTTCCAGGTTTTGAGTAGCTGTAACTCTTCCTCCGTTGCCATCTCAACATCTGATGCATCCTGCAGCGGTGCTATCACGTGTGCGGCTTCATCAAGCAGTGCTGATTTTGTTTTCTGCGCCTGCGCGATTAACTCCTCTTTCGACCAGATGCGCGGAACCACTTTTTTACCGTCGAATACCCATTCCCCGCGCCTGATGCTGAAGCCCTCCGGTAACTTCTCGCTGATTTCTGCAACGCTCATCCCCTCGGGGGAAAACATCGACACGGCATAAATATTGCCGCGTTCCGGCACCGGCTTATCAATAACTGAGCGAATAACATTCTCGCTGTCGTACATGATTTTTATCGTGTTATCCGCAAACCGGGACTGGCACTCATACCAGTCCTGCCCGTCTTCTGATTCGAAAAAACGTATACCGGCAGTGGCATCACCGTATTTTTCAGTGTCTTTTTCGGTGGGTTGTTTAACCCTGAAATTTTTAATATTTTGCATGTTTACCCCTGCGCATTCACCCACCCGCCACGCGTCCAGAACTGTACGGGTTTGTAGCGCACATAAGACTGGTCTTCATTAAAATCTCCTCCTGTCAGCACGTACCCCGCAGGCGCGTCACCGCCCGCGGCAGGCCACCAGGTGGAAATCACCGCGCCCAGCTGCACACTGGAAACAAAGTTCTGCGACGTCCAGCTCTGTACTTCACCAATACGCTGATTCACCCAGTCCCATGTTGAGCGGGTGTTAATATTGTTGTCCCGCGCGGCAAGCTGACCATTTGCCCAGTCCCATGTGGCACGGGTATTGATGTTGTTATCCCGCGCGGTAAATTGATTAGCGAGCCATGTGCTCAGCCAGCCCCCCCAGATTTCGCCATTGATATTACCGCCTGGCTCGAAAATCGCCCTGCCTGCATAAACGCTGGCGCCTGCGCGAATGGAGCCGTTCGCGGTAAAGGAGTTATCATTGGGGTTAAACATCCAGATATGGTCGCGTCCCTGGTCATCGAGAATATGAATACAGCCGGATGGAAAATCATTTTTTCCGGAGACCAGCACCCCGTAACTGATGGCGGCCTGATACCCGGTACCCGTCGTCTGCACGGTCGCTTTGGTCATGGGCAGATACACGTTCCCGCCGGCGCTGTAACCGGCGGAATAAAACAGGGCACGCCGGTCAGCCAGCTGGCTCTGAAAAGCACCACCGCCGGGCCACGCGCCCTCTTTTGTTGAATAGTGACTCGCATTATCGAGCCAGGCCACATCACCACCCGCAACCGGAACAGCACCGACATTCGCTGCAGTGGCATGGCCGTTGACTAACACACGCCCCTCCGTCGCATCCCCTTTAGCGGTCTGGACATCCTTTACGGCCGCCTTTCCCAGCCCCAGGTTAGAACGGGCGACGGCCTTATCAACCAGGTCAGAAAGATTTCTGTTTCTGATTAGCGCGTCAGGAATTTTTGAATCGACTAATGTCTGAATAGCCTGGTAGAGCTGATCATGCTGCTCTTTGTTCAGCACCAGCCCGGAGGATTCAATCACATGACAAATTTCCTCCTGAAGAGCATCCCACATTTCGCTGTTCAGATCTGTGGCCCGGCGTCCGGTGGAAGGGTCACCGCTGGTAAACCCATTTTTACCCGCACCAAATTTATCAGGTTGTGCTGTTGGGGTGTCAATTCTGTGCATCTTTCGTTCCTTTCGGATAAGCAAAAACTACTACTGTGTGAGAGGGACAAAGCTTGTCGATAACGCATTCGGCTACCGTGTCGCCCCAGGTGCGGATTGCCGAGTTACAGGCGCTGATGCAGGTTTGCCAGGTCACGTTTGCGTCTGCCGGGATATTCACCTGCCAGTAGAAGCGGTATTTGTCGCCCCACTCCGGGTCCGGGCTGGCATCAAGGTTCTGAAACTGGTCAATCGTCGCTGTTTCATAACCCAGGGCGTCGAGCTGGTTACGATAAAACTGTTCATTAATACCGCCGATCACGTTGGCTCTGGCGTCAAGCCGCTGCTGCCGCTGCTGCAGTGTTTGCACGCCCGGCGGTGCACAGGGATCAGGGAGGCCGTAAAGCTTCTCGTACCGGTTAATCAGTTCAGTGGTTTGCGCGGGGTCAATTTCCCGCATCAGGTCACTACCGCGCTGATGAACCCGGGTCAGCGACGGGGCAAGACCATCAAGAAGAGGATTATCCCCCTCCCACGCGGGCCCCCGCGGTAAGAGGTGATAAAGCAGTTCCGTATACTCATCATTCAGCGCCATACTATGCCGTTGCCTCCGTATAAGGTGCCCAGGTGATTTCACCCAGCACCGGTAATTCTGTTCTTCCCGGCACAATATCTATGGCCGGCGCGACGATTTGATGAGCCACTTCGCCCGTCGCGAGGCTTATCGCCTCGCCAATATGGGAATGATAAATTTTGCCCCCCGGCGCCCCGTCACGCAGCATGAGAGCATTCAGCTCGGCCGCTACGGCAGCCCTGATTTCCGGCGTATCTTTTGCCAGTGCGATCGTCACTGGAATAATTTTTTCGGTAGCGGCAAAGACAAACAATCCGGCACCGGCCACCGGCGCGACAGGCAAAATATGGTTGCGCACCTGCTGAATAAGATCATCGCCAGGCGCAGGATGTTGCGGGTCACTGGTGGCAACCATCACACCTACCGTGCCGGTTCCCTGGTAATGCCGGAATGTCCATGCCCGGGTAATACCAGGGATTTCTTTTGCCCAGATAACATAATCCGGATCGGCTCCCCCCTGAGGAATGTAGTAATAACGCTCCATGACGCGCGCACGCCACGTCTCCAGCGCTTCAACATCATCCCCGCCGTTCAGCGTATCGGCGTACCCGGTGGAGGGAATGCCGCTTACCGGAGTGCCGAGACGTAAAGCGGTACCATCATCGGTATTCCCGGCCATCCCTGCCACATCGGCAACAACCGGCACACGCAGCACGCTGCCAGCAGCTTTAACGGTTTGTGTGGTCGTGAATGCCACCTGGTCATCGCGCTGTAGTTGCGTGCCAGCGGGTAAAGTTAGTGTTCCGGATAATCCATCCCAGCGCACAAACCCTGTCGCGGGCACGGCATCTTTACGGGGACATCGCTTTATGCGTGCGTGTCTGTAGAGCCAGTCCTCATCGCACAAATCCGGCAGCAGGTTGCGGGCCAGATAATCAAGGTAGCCATACAGCGTATGTACAGCGGCGGCCTGCACCCTTCCATAGACTTCTGCATCCATGCGCCGCAATACAGCATCCTGCTGAAAGCGCGTCAGTAAATCGCTGCGAATGGTGGCGATCAGCTGCGGGAGTTCAGGGCGTGCAAATTGACTGTCAGCCATTCAAATTTCTCCAGATATCGTCGAAGGTAATGTTGTGCGCGGTTCCATCGCGCTGATAAATCGTTATGCCGCACGCCAGCACATCAATACCGGTGCGCCCGGCTACAACGTCAATACGCGCGGCCACGCCGTCATCCGTCATCCATGCCAGCGCCTGCCCGATATACTCCCGGGCTTCCTGAGGTGTTTTATTCGTTAACTTGCGGCGTTTCAGTAGCCAGAGGCGGGAGCCGATGCGGTCATTCTGTACGGTGGGCCAGGTATCGCCCCACCATCCCATCGCCTGCGCGGTGTGATCATCGCGTTCTGCTCGCCGCCACGTAAACAGCGATATCACTACGGCGCGCGTTAAAGGGTCGAGCGGGTCCGTCGACTCCCTCAGGAGCCCGTTAACATAGAGGATCATGGTGTTTAGCTCATCTTCTGGCCTGGCGCGTCAGTGGTACCGCCGCCGTCACCGTTTTCTTTGTGGGTGTGGCCGTTATATGTCTGTCGCATATCCGCCATCGTTTTACCGCTGCTGTCGCAGTTATCCCTGATGTTTCCGGTCGCTTCGACGGACATTTCAAAGCGGGCTTTAGGCGCATTTTTGAATACGATCGGTTTTCCGGCACCGTTCACGACTATCCCGTCGCGCGTTAATATCACCGACTGGCCTTGATCGTCGTAAATTGCCACCTCTCCGCACTTCAACCCTTTCAGACGATAGCGGCGATCAGATACGGATATTACAACCCCGTGCGAGCGGTCCCCTCCCGGGAATAAAACCGCCGCTTCTGCGCCATCCTGCGCCGAGGAAGTAAACCCGTAGGGCTCCAGGTACTCCACATTCTCTTTCACATCCCCGCCGATTAATTTCAGGCCGGCAGCCTGGCATTTTCTCTCGCTATCAAGGGAGGTCAGCACGGCCCGGGCAAAGAGATTAGCAAGAGCTTTCATATTGGCTGCCATCAGAAATCGTCGCCTCCGGATGCCTTTTTCTTTTTCGACTTCTGCGTAGCGGGTTCAGGCAAATAAGCATCTGCCGGGCCGACACGCAGCTCTGTAATCGTTCCGTTTCCGTCCTGGTTATAAGTCACTTCGGCAATGACCAGCTCGGTATTGTCAAACCCCAGCATGGGATCGAATACAATCACGCGCTGATTGGGCTGCCACAGTTCCCCGTTGCCCTGGCGCCAGCCCTGCACGGTATAGGTGGTTTCAGGCGTTTTTGCGGCGCGCTGGCGGGCTTCAAATTCACATCGGGATTTACAACTGTCTGCCGTGGCCGTCCCGGATTGCTGGAGTGTATGTGGGCGGTAGCGCGTCACACCCGCATCGCGGGTGCTCTGGCGAATAGCGGAGATCGTCGCCTCACCAAAATCATCATCGGTGCCCGGCCGCTGGCCGGTGACCAGATAATCAGAGAAACGTTCACGAACGCTGCGCTCGGTATCACACGAAAGTATGTTTTCGCCGAGCACCAGAGCCGTGGACGCACGTGAACGTCCCACGGCGCCGAGGTGCAAACGGCCTTCTCCGTCATCGTAAGCCAGCGTTTGAACCTGGCCCAGCAGGCGATTAAGGCAATCCACCACCGTTTCGCCATGCTCCGGCTGGGCATCAATAACGGCTGTTGCCGGTGCGCCATCGTCAATAACGGTAATCCCGAACGGGCTGGTTAACGCACTGGCGATACGAACCAGACTTTTTCCGCTGTGCTGTGCCGGAGCGGCAGAGCAGTCGATCAGATCGGCTGTCTTGCTACGCCCCACAATACCGGTGCTAATCGATGTGGCATCATAGCGAACCGGCGTAGCTTCCACCCAGCCGGTGATAACCAGGTCGCTACCGATCAACACTTCAACCAGGTCACCATTCTTTATCATGGGCTGGATTTCCGTAGCGCCAGACCACTGCCGGGTGATCGTCACGTTAAAATCGCGCGCCACTCTGTCTATGCCGGCACTCACACGCGCCGACGTCCACCCTCCCCACTCGCGCCCGTTTACACGCAAAAAAACAAGACTGTTCATCGCACCGGAACCCTCAATGGATTAACCGGCATAAAGCCGGGATGTGAAATGCTATTGCGGGAAAGAATATCGGTTTCGCGGCGGGCATCGTCGTACCAGTCGGCGGCGAGCACCAGCGCGGGCAGTACATCTACCGGCGTTCTTTCTGCTGTTCTTTCAGCCTGCGCAAGGCGTCCGGCAATATCACGATTAACAACAGATCGCAGCGCGGTGATTTGCTGAAAAAGGACATCGTCTGTTACCCGTAATTGCTCCTGGTCGATAGCCGTATTTAACGCTGTGCGGATACGGGTAAGCGCGTCCCATGATGGCGACTTATTTACCGCCTGCGCTGTGGGGGCGCTATCAAGCGCGGGATGAGAAACATGAATAATATCGGTCTGGTTTAATCCACCGGTAACGCCGGCAGCGTTGGGCTGCCTGAACTCCGGGGGAGAGGCGGCAGGTTGAGGGAGTTCAGCAACAATGCCTGCTGCTGTGCCAAGCGCTGTCGCCCTGATTGCGCCAGCGACCATGTTACTACGCGCTTTCTGTACTGAAACCGAACCCGAATCACCTGGCCAGGTTCCACGCGGCGCCAGCCCGGGGTCGAGCGTAATTCCTGAAATGGTCTTAACCATCGTGACCAGATCGGAAGTATCACCGCTCAGGCGATCACCAGCCCGCCAGGCCTTTTGAAGTGCACGCACAAAATCGTTAGCCGCGCCAGGCGGCATCAGAATGACGGACAAATCCCCCTGCAGCAGCCGCATCGCGGCGGAAACGCCGGAATCCACCATTTTAAAAGCATCAGCAACATCATTAAGCATTCCGGCAGCATCAGCTAACACATCGCTCTGAAGAAAATCAGGAATACCGGATAGCGAAAACGCAGAGAACATCCCTTCAATTGCATCATCAAAAAGGCCGCCTGACGCCTTTAATCGCTGCGCTGTTGCAGCCCCGGCCGTTGGAAAAGACAACTCACCACTTTCAACAAACTGAAACGAGACCCGGCACATGCGCCCTTCTGCCACGCTGTGCGTAACGCTTACCTGGCCGTCAATGCTGCCCTGCATTTCACCGAACTGTGGATGAACAAGCGTGCCGGGTCCCGCTGTTTCAATCGCTACGATCAGGCGGTCGCGCTGTTCGGCATAATCATCACCAATCAGATAGGCATTTATCGTAAGCCTGCGGGTTGCCCTGCCTAAATCCTCCGTAAAAGGTTTATCCCTGTTAGGATATTCATGGACCTGCACACGGCGACCAAATGAACTTTCATCATTTTCTACAGAAAAAGGTACGCCGCGAAATGATGCTTCACGCAGACGATCGCGCCAGCCTTGCGGGGAAAATAAAGCCATATATTCACCATAAAAAAACCACCGAAGCGGGTTTAACGAGGTTTTCTGAACGGGGAGTAGCCGACATCGTGACTTACCGACATGAGCGGATTGCCTGACTCTGGAATATCGACCACGCGCATTCCCTGAGGAGCATTCTCAAAGCTGACTTTTAGCTCACTACGTTGCGTTAACGGGAGAGCTGGAGAGATAAGCTGCTGCGCCGTTCCGGGGGTATTAAGCTGTGGACTGGCCCTGTTCTGAGAACGTTCAACAGGCACTTTTGGCATGTATCGGCCATCAGGGATCTGGTAGGCGTTATACATTCCCGTCAACTCATTAAGACGTGACAGGAAGCCGTTATAGCCCCGTTCCCTTTCCTTGCCCTGCATTTTATTTACCAGGAATTCGCCTTTACTCATGCCGGACTCTTTCGAATCTTTTTCCAGATCCTCTAATTGCTTCAACAGGGATATCGCGACGCCAATCGTGATGGTCATTGCTCCCATTCTGGCAATCGAGCCGAGCAACCCGGAGAGCGAACCGGCCAGCGTGACCGCCTCTCTCAATGCACCGATCGTTTTGAGGGTAAATGCGCCCGCCATTACCAGACCAACCCCCTCGATCACCGTCTCCCATCCGCCCATCGCCTGGGCAACCTTATCCACCTCATGCCAGACCGCCTTGATTACCGGGGCCACATCATCCCAGTTATCAATAATCAGCATGGCGCCAGCGGCCAGCGCCGCTATTGCCACTTTGGCCGGGGAAAGATTAACGACACTGTTGAGAATTTTAACAGCCCGGGAGAGTACACCAATGGAAACGCCCACCCCAAGAAGGGCAGCACCAAATTTAGCAGCAGACTGAACAAGCTCAGGATTTTGCTTCACAAACACAGAAGCCTGTTTGATAAACGGCATCACCTCTTTTACCGCATCGCGAACAACCGGAATAAACTCCCGTCCCATCTCAATGGAGAGTTTTGCCACCTCATTACCCATGAGTTTCAGATCATTGGCTGCCGTATCGGAGGCGATCGCATACTCATTGGCTGCGGCGCCGCCGTATAGCTGCGCATTGGTAACTTTATCGAAGTTAGCTTTAAGTTGAGGAAGGTTTGAGAGCAGCGGAATAACAGCTGTTGATGACTCTTTCCCGAACAACCAGGTCATCGCCTTTGTTCGCTTTTCTTCCGGCAACTTGCCGATCGCATCCAGCACTTTCAGCATAGTGCCGCGGGAGTCTTTAATCATGCCCTTAGCGAGTTTATCCGGCGACCAGCCAATCGCTTTTGCAACGGCTTTCTGTCTCGCAGAATCCGCGCTGGTCAGGCCCATGATAAAGTTTTTAATACCGGTGGAGGCTACATCGCCTTTAATGCCCACACCAATGATCGTGGACGCCAGCGCGGCCACATCCCCTGAGGCTACGTTTGCAGATTTCGCCACGCCGCCAAGTTCCGTAACCACCTGGGCGATATCTGCCGAGCTGGCCGGCCCTGTATTCCCCAGGTAGTTAACTTTATCAGCAAGCTCAACGACCGCACTTTCTGTAAGCCCGAAAGCAGTTCGCCATATCGCGAGCGTTTTACCGGCTTCACGGCCCGATAAATCCCAGGCCACGCCGATTTTTGCCGCATCCTCCCCGAATTGTTTAAGCTCAGAACGGTCAATACCCGATTGCCCGGCCTGCGCGATAAGCTCAGCCATTTCATTGGCAGCCATCGGGATTTTGGTCGTCAAATCCAGAATATCATCCTGCATCTGGCGAAACGCGGCAGGCGTCTCCAGCCCATCAACCACTTTTCGAACATCAGCCATTGAGGCTTCGAAATCAATGGCCTGCTTAGTGGCTATACCGATGGCCCCGAGAATAGCCGAACCGGCCGCCGCGGCTCCCAGCCCGAGCCCGGCCATTTCCTTCCGGAACCCCTTTAACTCCCGTTGCATGCCCTTCATCGGACCTGTCAACTGGTCAACGGCGGTAATAATGGCCTTTAACTCAAAACTGTCAGCCATTTTTTATTTCCTCATTGATACGGACGGCCTGCGCCTCCAGCTCAAGAAAATCCGGGACGGGGGCGCGGCGCAACTCAAGGGGGTTTAATCGCCAGAAGTGGGCGACGTTGTAGAGTCGTTTTCTGAGGTCGTTTCCGTTGAGCTGGTAAAAAAACCTAAAATAACCATAGAGGCCTTGAAGATATCCAGCAGCGATAGCGTTGCAGCAGATGAGCGAGGAATGCCCGCCAGGAGCGGAATATATTTAAGGGCAACCGCGCTATCAGGCCGCACGGCACCTTCGGCGCTCAGCGTGAAGGGAAAGCCAATGCGCTCCACTTCATCAAACGTAGGCTCGCGCAGCTCGAGCACATGCAACTTTTCGTTATGCGCCATGATCGGCGTTTTCAGCGTTAACTCTCTCATTGATAGAATCCTTCTTCACCGTGGAATTCCAGGTCAACGGTCCCTTCTTCCGGGTTATGGTTTGCCTCGCCATGTAGCCAGGCATTTGAAAGCACGTATACCTGACCATTCGCCAGCTCTGACGTGATCGTCATAACGTCAGATGAGGTGATTTTGTCGATCGGGAAATTCTTCGGCACTTTAGCCGTCACTTTCGTATAGGCCGCGCGCGTGGTTTCCTTGTAATCAACAGAACCATCCAGGCCGATCACATCGTCGCGCACTTTGGTATTCATCGGCACTTCGATACCGCCGGTGATCGACAACTGCTGGCCGTCAATTTTGAAGTAAGTTGTACCTGCAATCTTTGCCATTACGCAGTCTCCTCGTTGTACTGCAGGCGGAACTGATTAAGCACCGCAAATACGCGCAGCTGGTTGATGTAGTCCGGTGGGAACAGAATATCCAGGCGGTTCGGATCGTTCTGGTTTCGCTCAACAATCAGGTATTTCTGGAACAGTTCGAAGTTCTCCACAATACCTTCCCGCTCCATCTGGCGATAAGTTGCCCCCAGCTCCCCGCGGATAACCGCTGGCGTAACAATCGCCTGCCCCGGGCCAAAACGGGTGCCATCATTCGCCAGTTTATGGCGGCCGTACTTACTGGTAATCACCGATTTCAGACGGCGCAGGGTGTAGGCGCTGGTGTGGAGCGTTTCGCTGTCGAGATAGCTGTTATCCGCGACACCAAACGCATTCGTTTTATAGGTCGTGATATCACGCTGGATCCGCAATACCCCACCCTCGGTGTAAGCGGTCGCGATGCCATGCATCAGCAGGGATTGTTGTTCTGTGATGGCAAACCGCTTGCCGGTTGGTGCCGGTAACGCGCCAGTGAGCTCTCCGGTTTGCGTCGGTCTGGCCGGGTCGATACGCAGGAAGACAGCAGCACGCGCCAGGCGATATCCCACCAGCTCGGCAACGCACGTCTGAACATCTTCCTCATGACCGGCGATAGTAATATGTTGGTCGTTAAACGTATCGCCAAACGCCACAAGCTCGGACAAGGAGCCCGTTCTTGCTGTGTAGACATGCCCGTAAAGCTGGCGAATGTAGCTCCATCGACCGGAACTGTCGTTCATTTCAACGGACATAAGCTGCAGAGAGTTCGCATCGCTGAACGGCAGCCCGATATAGTCGAATGGCTCATCACCCATTGCGCTAATGGCCTGGGACAAATCAGGATCTCCCGCACCGCCGCTCATTTTACCAATCTGAACACTCAGGCCAGCCGGAACCTCTTCACCGCTCGCGGTACCGAAATAGTTCAGGGTTAATGGAATGGAGTTACCCACCTGGCCGCCATTGACAGCGGAAAGGTTAACGGTACCCTGTGCCGCGCCGGCGGAGGTAGCCTGGTATTCTGCGGTGACGGGTAAATCAACGTTGTTATTGATAGCGCGTAGCAGCGCCTGAGACACCTGGTTTCCGGTGTCACCGGTCGCAACAGTGACCTGTACTTTTCGTGTACCCACGTAGAGATTCACCGTGCCCGAATCAGTTGCGGCGCCCGTAATGGTCACCGTGCCGGTTGCTGGCTCACCATTATCTGGCACGGCAATAACCCACAGCTCACCAAATGGATCAACCTTACGATAGGCCTCGACCATTCGCGCCAGCTGGCTGCCGCGGCCTGCCATTTTCTTAGCCAAATCCTTTGATGGCATGATAACAAGCTGGTTCAGGAGAATATCAGCTTCCGGCAGCGCCATGCCAATCAGTAGAGAAGGCGCCCCGCTAACCGCGGTATTCGCCGCGCTGTTATCCATTTCGGCATAAAACAGCGGTACCCGGTTATCGGATGGTATGTAGTTAAAACTTACGGTCATTTTTGGCCCCTTTACGTGAGTTTTTTTCGATTTCGATATCGCCTGCAGCCTCCCGGCGGTACCACCAGGTGCTCTGCTCAACATTTCGCCCGGCAGCGGGCAAAAGGTCGCCGTGGGCAGGATCCGGAACGGACCGCCCCTTAACGGGTTTCACAAACATTTATTTTTCCAGGCAGGTTTCAGGGAAAGGTTAATTCGGTGTGATGCTCAATACGCCCGTCTGGCCCGTCTGGCCCGTCTCCCGGGTTGATAAAATCAACATCGATACTGAGCGTTTTCAGGTCGTCCAGGGCGTTAAGATCGTTCTGCTGCCGCGTGTCTTCCTCTGTAATTTCGTACTTCACAGTAAAATCAAACTGGTAATAAAGCTCGAACCGGTTCATATCCAGCAGCATGCCGCCGGCATAAACAATCTCGTGGGCATCTGGATCCGGCTCCCACCCGAGCAACGCCTTCCACACTTCGGCCCGAACATCGTGGACAGCATCAAAGGATGCCCACTGCCCCTTTTCGTCGCGCTCATTACTCAGCACCACGATAACGGAAAAGCCTTCGGTTAGATCCTGCCAGTAATCGGTCCGGGCCTTCTGTTCACCGGTTGCGTCCTCTGCCGGCACAACGTATGCCGCCGGCAGTCTGAGCTTCCCGGCGTCAGGAATTGCCTTAAACTGCGCGGCACCACCCACGCGATTTTCAAAGCGCAGGCATCGGACGCGCAGTGCGGCCACAATCGGCGTCAGTTTCATTATTTTTTCCTTTTTTGCGGGCGAAGGGCTTTACGCAGCTCGCCAGACAAGATGTACCGCGTCCAGCTACGACGGCGTTCCAGTACCTCAACCATATAGTTATTACGCGGGGCAACACGCCAGCCACTGCCGCCGGACGCGCCGCGGTGGTGCCCTTTTTTACGCTTAGCCCCACGGCGCACGCCATAGAACAGAAACGCAGGATAAAACGCTCCATTTATATGGCGGTTCCCTTCCCCGTTCTTCTGGTTAGGTGCAATCTTCACCATCAATCCGGCGCGGCGCTTTGATGCCCGTGGAACGTAATAGCCAATTGAGCGGGCCAGCTTGCCCGTGCGGTAAGCCGGGTTTTCTCCCGGAGCAGAGCGACCGCGGCGCATCACCAACCGCCGCGCGTCTCGCATATGCACCTGACCAATTTTCACAAATGCCCGACGCATCCTGGCCCGGTTAAATACCAGTTCATCAGGTTGTTCAAAATCAACGTGTAAAAATGCTTTCCGCGGCATAGCCCGGCCCTCGATCCGCACGCAATTCTTCGCACTCCAGCAGCAAATAACGGCGCTTGCTGTTCAGGTCACGAACACGCTTAACGCGGAACACCTGGCCGTCCTGGACAACCTCATGATCGGCAGTAATGCCACGCCTGAAACGGATTGTGAAATAGTGCGTTACCGTATTTTCGGTCTGCACTGAACCCTGATATGCCGTTGCGCTGGTTTGCGCTACCTTCGCCCAGGTATTGAAGGAGTCCGGATAAAACGCCTCGACACCAAAATCATCAGCAGGCTCATCCTGCCGCTGTCGGATAGTCACGCGTTTATCAAGTTCGCCCGGATCGGGTAGCAGGTAAGTTGCGCTGGTCTGGCTCTGTCTGAGTTTCATAATGGAATGTACCTGTAAGGACCTACCAACCAGTTGAAGCTAAGCGGCAGCTCAAGCTTTTCCACCTCAGACACCGTTGAGCGGTTTTCGTATAAGTGGGTAACCAGCAGCAGCATCCCCATTTTTATATCGTCAGGCAGGTGCAGGCCATCAGCATCGGACTCCGGAATATTTTCATCAGGCCCATACAGTTTTCGGTTCAGGAACGTTTCTGTCCGGGTTTGTACCGCCCTGGCCAGCAAATCCAGCAACGCATCTTCATCGGTAAAATCGGCATCCAGCCGGAGCTGTCCTTTGATTTCTTCAGGCGTCAGCAACATAAATCCTCCGGTGCCCGCCGGATGACGGGCACAAAAAAACCGCTAACGCGGCATGAATGTTATTTGCTGGTCCAGCAGTCAGCTGCTGGCGCTGCCCTTGCCCACCAGCGCCTTGATTGCAGAGGTATCTTCAAGAATGCAGTCAAAGCGGTGGAATGCCAGGAAGCCGGTCTGGTCGAACTCGGCGTAACGTTCAACCAGGCGTTTCAGGATCATGTACTGCACGCGGCGGATAATGAAACGGTTAAAATCACCACAGAACATGAATTTTTTACCGGCGCCGATATCGTCGATCTCCTGGTCGATAATATACGGCACATTCAGAACGGAGGCTGGAGCCACGCCGACAATATCCGGCAGCCAGAGCGGGCGCCCCTGCCCGTCTTCCATTCCGCTGATAAGTTTCAGCGTATTATCGTTAAAGGCCAGACGGAACTTTGGCCCGCGGCGGTAAGCCGGATCAATGCTGTGTTTCAGCGACAAAATTTCCTGCCACTTCACCGCTGATGCAGAGGCAGTCGCGGTAGTGCCAGTGACAGATGCTGCCAGGCCTTGCGGCTGCTTCGGTGTGCCGGTTCCGGTCCCCTGAATCAGATAGCGAGCTTCGCCGCGACCGATGCGCTCCGCAATGCGGCGGGAGAGATACGCCTCCATATCAATGGCGCTGTCCTGCAGCAGCTCGTTAGACACGCGAATGATTTTGGAGGTCATTTTTAACGCGCCCAGGCTGTCCATACCAAAATCGGTATCTTCTTCCCCCGCCTCTTCATTTTCCCCCAGGAGTACCCCCACCTCGTTGGTACCGTCAGCCGTGGCCCACTCCATAGTTCGCCCGTCTGAAGTCGTCAGAATTTGCGCCACCCCGGCAATACCGCCGTAAGCTTTCATCTGCTCGACAACCTTCGCCAGGAAGGTATCCGGCACGGTATAGCCGCCTTTTTCATCCGGCGCCACACCCTGCGCGCGCAGCTCACGCAGTGCTTTGCGCTCTTCAGCGGTCAGTTCGCTGGCGCCGTGGCGCATCCATTTATCAAAAATATGGCCGCGCTGCTCTTCAGGCTGAGTGCCTTCTTTGCCTTCCATTTGCTGGCGCTGCTCTTCCTGCTGGTCATCAACATAGGTCTGATCCTGGCGGCGAAGCTCTTCTTCACGGGCAATACGCTCGTCCAGCGCCTCCAGTTCGCCTTTCGCTTTATTCCATTCGGTACGCTGCTCTTCGGTCCATGCGTTATCGCCAATCTTTTCATTCAGCGCGCGCATATCGGTCGCGATAGTGTTACGTTTTTGCTTCAGTTCGTGCAGTTTCATCGTTTTTCCTTACGCATTAAGAAGGGTCAGCAGGCGCTCACGCGCCATTCGTTGGTTAATGGCGTTCTTTAGCGCGCCGCTGTCTCGCGCTTCCTGCCAGGCTTTCATGGATCGGACACCGGAATCAGCCTCCTGATAAGCCGGATATGTCACCGGACTTACATCGTAGAGGCGTGAAAATTTCGTTATTTCACGGATAACAATCCCCTCTTCGTCTTCGTACCAATGCTCACCATTCCGGGCGACATTAAAGGCAAACGAAGACTGGTTGATATCGCCGCGTATCATCGGCGCGATAACCAGATCCCGAATAGTTTGGGTATCCGGAGCCGTGATGTTGTACTGCAATCCGCGCTCATCCACGCTGAGCGCCAGGGTGCCTGAGGTACTACGGCCCAGGATAAAATTCGGGTCATGGTTAAAGAGGCCGCGAACATCATTGGTCAGCACGTCATCAAATGCGCCGGGTTTGATTATTTCGCGAAACCCCCATAGCGGTTCCGAACGGGAGTTAAACACAGAGCCATAGCCAATAATTCGCGTAGGCTGATCGCTTTGTTGTTCTGCCCGAACCTCACCGCTGTAGCATCGCAGCTCGCGATCACTCATCGGTTTTGTCCTCTTTTTTTGTCACGTTTTTATCCGGATTAGCGGCATTGACGCTAACCAGCATTTCATCAAGGCCGTCTTTCGGGTTCATATCTTCAAAGGCCCGCGCCTCGTTTCGACTCATCCAGCCGTCAGTGATGGCGTAATGATAAAACTCAGCACGCTCTTTCCCGGTACCGCGGAGCAGGCCAGCGAGGTTAAAGCGAACGTAATAACCCGCCTGCCGTTCCACCCGCGTAAACAATCGGCGATTAAGCTCCTGCTCCCAGTTCGTCACCCAGGGCATCATCGTGTAGCGCACAAACTGAATGGCCTGCTCTGAAATATTTGAGAAGGTGGCTTTATCCAGATCGTTAATCATGTGGGCGGGAACGTTGAAGATGCCCGCTATCATTGAGCGGTTCAGTTTCATCATGTCGATTATCTGCGCATCGACCGGTGAAACCGTCAGGGCCTGGTAATCGAGCTGCGCAGGCAGCAGCATAGTTTTATTTTCCTGCTGCCGGAGTGCCGCAGTGGCTTTTTGCCATTGCTTTTTTAGCCTGTCCCAACTGTTATCGTTAAGTTCATTTTTGACAGAGACAATCCCGGCGGGCCGGGCGTTTCCATTGAAGAAACTGGAGGTATATTTCTGCCCGCTCATGCCCATACCTATTGTTTCGGCATGCTGCATAATCGGGCTTAGCCCCATTTTCTGATCGTTGCCCAGGGCGCACAGGTGGATCATGTCATCCGGACTAATCGCAAAGCTGCCGGCATCGTTATAAACCCCGTAGGTATACCGGCCGCCTGTATTTAACAGCGTGGTTTCCCAGGGCATGCAGGCATCCAGCCGGGTAACCTCTCCCCGACGGCTACGGATAACCCGCGTGTAGCCATTCCCCCAGCCGAGCACATGGCGCTGTTTTAGCTCGCGCCATTTATAGCTGGTCTGCCACTCGTTGGGCTCATCATGCACCAGGTAGAAAACGGGATGATCACGGGCTGCTGACACCTTTTTCCCTTCACGCCGCATAACATGCAGGGGCATTTGTGCAACGCTGGAAGAGATAACGTAAATACAGGAGTAAACTGCCGCCAGTTTCATCGCTGTTTTGGGATTAACCAGCACATCGCTTTGAAAAATAACGTCGTTTTCAGCTGACTCAACCGTCAACGGCACAGCCGGATTTTCCAGCGAATGACTTCTGAAAAGGGCATTAAAAAACATGTTTTGTCCTCCATGCCGCGAATAAAGCCCAGACCAGCAGCCCTGAGCCTCCGGACATCAGCGCAACAGCGGTGCCATACCTCAGATAAATACCGGCCACCAGCGCGCCAAAGCCTGCCAGCCCGGCAACATCGATAATAAGTGATTTCACAGGATTAACAGGTCCTCATCAGGATCCAGATTAGAAAGGAAGTCTTTCGGTTCATTCAGCATCGCGCGACCAACAGCCATCATCAGCCCCACCGCACCATCGATTTTGTTTTCGGCGCCCTCCTTCACCGGACGGACAATATCGTCACTGCCAGGAGGATTACGGCCAACCACATTTGAAATACACCAGGAAAGGATCGCGTTTCCGTCATGATGAAAACGACCAGCCGCCATCGCCGCTTCAATCTCGCGCATCGGATCGCTCATGTTGGTGTAGTTCTGCGTGATAGTGACAGGCTCCAGCCCCTCATCCATCAGCAAATGAGAGACAGATGTGGCGCCGTAGGGGTCGACAGGGCATGACGCTATTTTTATGGTTTCCCGGAGCTTCAGAATCGACTCAAAAATCAGCCGATAATCCACCTCCGCGCCATCAGTGGGTATTAACAAGCCCTGATTAACGAAGGTTTGATAACGACTGGCGGTACTTTTAAGTGCCGGTTCAGTGGAAAAAACCGTTTCTTCCGGTACCCAGAACATCGGGCCAACACAATAAAAATGTTTCAGCCCGTTTATTTCACGACAAAAGACCGGAATAACGGCGTTTAGGTCCAGCTTTGACGCAAGGTCAATGCCCAGATAGCATTCATCCCCGGCAAAATCCTCAAGCTTTAGCGACTTATCCGCTGCAGCAAACCATTTCTGCAGGTTGTAATACGCCGCTTTAGCACTCACCCATTTATTGAAGTGCTTTGTCAGAATTTTGTTGGTCTGGCTCGGCGTGGAGATGGCAAGCAGTTGTTTCGCGCGAAGGAACCCTTCGTTTATCGAAACACCATAGTTAGGGTTGGCCTTAATCAGCGCTTCCGGCTGCGTCCAGTCGTCACCATCATCAAGGGTGAAGATAATCCCGAATATATGGTCATTTTCCTCACCCTCGCGAATACGCCCAAGAATTTCCACGACCTGTGAGCGCTTTTCGTAGCAGGGAGATGAAATGTCAAAGCCTGCAGTCGTGATGATGAGCGTCATGGGTTGCTCGCGAGCCCCCATGCCTGTCGTCATCGTGGTATAGAGCGCATCGGTAGAATGCTCGTGGTACTCATCAATGATTGCGCAGGATGGAGAATCGCCATCGCCGGGATCGCCGATAACCGGGGCAAACACGGAACCATCAGGGCGGGTCATTTTTTTGGCCCACGGCTTTATCGAAAACTTATGCCGCAGTGCCGGCAGCTTTTTCACCATCTGCAAGGCAGGAGAAAAAACTTTCCAGGCTTGTTTCTCGGTCGTGGCACCGCAGTACACCTCTGCGCCATGCTCGCCGTCAGCGCAAAACATGTAATTACCCACGGCGGCCGCAATGGCAGACTTACCGTTTTTCCTCGGCACCTCGATATAAATTTCAGTAAACCGGCGGAGGCCGTTATCTTTCCTTACCCAGCCGAACGGGACGCCAAGAGAAAATTTCTGCCACGGCTCGAACGTGATCCGCAACTTCCGGCGAGCCCATTCGCCAGCGGTATGCGGCATCTTTTGAGAAAAACGTAAAAAGCGCTCGGCCTTGCTTTTGTCAAACCGGTACGGCCACTTAGGGTCTTTTGCCCTGTCCAGGTCATCCAGATGACGCTGGCAAGCCTGCTTCGCTAACTGACACGCCAGAATTTTCCCACTCACGACTTCGCGCGCGTACTGGTTCGCTGCGTTGACATTGGGGTAAGTAGCCATTAGACAAACTCATCAAATTCATTCCCTTCATCGTACGGGTCGTTTCCGCCGCTGGTCATGCGAATGCGGCTTAATGGATCCAGGCCCAGGAGGGAACCCAGGCGGGCAATCTGGGAAACAGAATCATTTCTGACGTTAACGGCAGGATGTTTTTTATCTCCGCCCATTTCACTGGATACCGTTAACCCGTCCTTTGCGATAACTTTTTCGGCTTCGATCATCAGGTGAAACGCGTTGCAATAGGCCATGAGGATCGGCGCGTCCTCAAGCTCAAAAATACCGCGGTCGATTAAAATTTTGCTTTGCGTTTTCCAGAGTTTAATTGCAACATCACCCATCAACTCCGGCGGTGGCGCAATCCTCGCCATCTTGCTTTTTTGTCCAGCGGGCAAATGCGGTTTACGTCCCCCACCTGAAGAACGAACAATTCCACCCATAAATACCCTCTGTTCAATAGGCCAAACCTTCCGGGAAAAAGTTTCTTATTTTTGGCGTGTAAAAATTCAACGGGGCGGGCAGTCCGGAAGGGCAAAGGCGCCAGAGATTTACCCTCCCCCCCGCCTGCCTGACAGCCTCTCTCGCGCCGTCTTCACCCGGTGGCATGGGGTGCACAGGCTTTCAAGGTTGTCGTCGCTGTCGCTGCCACCGTTCGCTTTAGCGACTATGTGGTCAACGGCGGTTGCTTCGGTTATCGCCCCGCGCCGTAGGCAGTTCTGGCACAACCCCTTATCCCTTTTCAGAATGCGAAGCCGTGCCTTGTCCCACCAGGTACCGTAACCGCGCTGGTGTCGTGTCTGACCTGGCTTGTATTGCTTCCAGCCATCCCCTTTGTGCTCGTCACAAAATCCGCTACGGTCGATTGTGGTGTTTTTGCAGCCTCGCTTTCTGCAGGCTTTTGGCGTTCTCGGCGGCATGGCTACTTCCTCCTGAATGCATAGCTGCCGATACCGTCCCGGCCCAACATGCTCTCGCAACGATTGTGCTCCACCATCCGGAACCCTTGTTCCGCGAACCACCGTACAATCCCGTCGTGCGTCCAGTACCAGATATGCTCGTCTTTGCGGTAGTGGCGTGACGCGAGAATGTGCTCAGCGCCTTCAAAGATGGGAAGGGAGACGAAAACAGACTCCGTGGCCTGACCTACTGCGCGAGCCGGATCGTCGATATGCTCCAGCACATCCCACATCGTGAGCGCCCGCCAGCGATCCGCATACAGATCGGCAAAGGCGTTGCGCTCATGCAGCCAGGCCACACCTGCGGGATTAACATCGAACCCCAGCGCGCCGGGGTAGCTGTTTACGAACTGCCCTGAGCCGATCCCGACATCGAGCACCGGCCCTTGATAGTGACGCGAAACAAGCTGAATACGTGCGGCGGTAAGTTGTACGCCCATCGGCGTATCGGCCATCGCCTGATAGCGTGCGAAGTAATCAGGGTTGTACGGTCGTGATGCTGGCACCGGGTAACGGCCCATGCCTAACTCGGGCAGCCAGACCAGGCCAGCCGCTAATTCATCATTGAACGATTTCATTTAGCCAGCCTTTGATTTTTTTGTTAAACCCGGAAATGTGCTTGCTGCAGTCGTGAACCATGCTGGCACACATGCAATATTCGTCCGGTTGTGCCCAGCCCACACGGGATAAATCCATACCGGGATCGGTAACGATGTGCGGCGCATTATGCGCACCACAGCCACCCTGAATGATGAATACGGGCGTTTGGTAGCAGATGGCCACCGGCAGTGCCCAGCCGACACCCGAGACAACCACCGCGGCATGTTCCACCAGCGCCAGCGTCTGAGTTAACGAGAGTTCGCCAGCGTGCAGGTACAGATCGGCTTCAGGGGTTTCGCCCACCAGCCATTCTTCCCCGGCTTCCAGATCGGCCAGGCTTACAACGTAAAAGTTTTTACGCAGCTTTCGCGCAGCAGCAGCAATGTACTTCGGGTCAGGGTTACGGGCGGGGTTGGCCCATTCCTTACGAACCGTTGCAGGGCGTATCACTGCGATCGGCTTATCGGCTTTTACCGGTGATTCACCAAACGTTGGCAGGTCAAAGATCGTTGCCACCCTGCCAAACTGCCAGGTCATCGCATCGATAATAGAGCCACGTTTAAGCTCCTCAGGACCGTAGAAGATGCTCAGAACTTCCGACGGCCGCGCTGGCTCCCGCACAAACACAATATTGGTTTTCTCTTCGTTTTTGCGTTGTGTGCGCAGCGTGGTATTTGAACGGACAAAATTCACATCCAGATCCGAATACAGCTCGGGCCAGGGCGTTCTCAGATAAGCACCGGGAATCTGGCGCACAAAGGCGCGCTGGTAAACAGAGTCACCCAGCCCGTACATCCCACGGATGCAGACTTTCGATTTTGCCATTAAGGGAACCTTTTAAAGCGAGAGTGCCGCTTCTAACGACATCACAGGGAAACATTTCAGCCGGGTACGGCAGGAGCAATTAAGAATATCAACAGAGGAATAGTGCTGGCGCAGCTGCGCGAACTCATCATGCCAGCGAGCAACACTGAAAGTGTCAGGATTAGCCAGAGTGTTATGCCTTCCATGCCAGTGCAATCCGCCACGGATAGAACAATCATAGCCGAGTAACAGCACGCGATCCGCGCCGAGCCTTATCGCAAGCTCTATCGCCCGCTGACCGGAATTAAACGAACCCGTCAATGCAGACTGTAGCCAGTTAATACCGAATCGCCGGGCGGTAAACTCATCACCACAATACCGGGCTGCCGGTACCGAAATATTCTGTCCGTATTCCTCCCACCAGCAACAATCCACTGCGTAGATGAACGAGCAGAGCGGCACAGCAATCCACGAGTTATTCACGGCAATAACCGGAAAGCCTGATTGCTCCGCTAAAGTGCAATCATCCGGTGACAACGATGGCCCGCTGGCGATACAGATAAAGGTTTTTAGCATAAGTGTCTGGTTATGACAGCGCGCTACCAGGTACCCACATGTTTAATCATTGTGTTGAAAAAATAAAAATACCCTCTCACTTGCGATTAACAGAAATGAATCATATTTTTATTGCTTGCCGTTTCTCCGTTCGGCACCCGGTTAACTGGAATTCCCACCGGGCCTTTTATTCCAGACATTGCTGCCTGATATACTCCTGCAGGCCAGCAATCATTTTACTACTTATTTCGATTCTTTCACGGAGACGAAAATAATCCCGCTGAGCGGCGTCAGTAAGTCCGGGGCTGGTTGCATCATCCACGCTGGAGGTGCCGGAGGCTTCCGACACTGGCTGGCAGGTATTGTTGACGCGCAGCCGCTTAGTGCCAGCAACAACATCACGCTGCAGCTCATCAATAGTATGTCTGGCATCTGCCAACTCCTGGGTGTATTTAACATCAAGCGCAACCATCTCACGCTGGCGGGTTTGCATGTCGCCGATTGACTCCTCGTACTGTATTGCCAGCACTTCTGCGTCATCAGCTCGCTTCTGCTCTTTCAGATACTTGTCGTGGTAATGATGAGCAGACCAGACAAGACCACCAGTCAAACATGCCGCAAAAACTGCCAGGATTAACCAGCCTATATTTTTCACTGTTCAATCCCCCAGCAGGACAGCTCAGATTCCTGGTCACGGCGTAGAACCTGCCCGTAGCAGTTATTCGAGCGGATACGACAATCGCGGCCGCCATCGTAAATCCATCGCTTCATCTCTGCGCATGCGCCGTGACGGTCATCAGCATTGAGTTTTCGCCAGAACGTGGAAGGCAGACAATTACCGACTCCGATGTTCCAGGGGCAGAAAGAAGCGATACCGACCTTTTGAGGTTCGGTCAGCGGAACGCGAACATTTTTTTCTATCCAGGTCAAAGCCCTCGCCTGCTCTGCTTTGTCGATTTTGTCGCACTGGTGTCGCGTCAGCTGCATGCCCTTAACAACGGGCTTCCCATCAACGCGAGTTACACCACCACAAATCGTCCACACACCACCAGCATCCGTGTAAGCAATCAGGCGGGTTCCCTCTTTTTCTTTTTGAAACTGGCTCATGAGTACCGGGGCAGACGCCCCCGCCAGCAGCAGCCCCAGCATTCCAGCGCTGAGCTTACTTTTTGTCGAAGCCATAATGTCAGTCGTCCTGTGATGGGGTCGTTACGTAGCCATTCAACCGGTCTTCCCGTTCTTTACGACGGTAATACCAGTTAACGCCGCAGGTGATTACCGTACAGGCAATACCAGTGATGATTGCCCAGTCGCTGAGACTCAGTCCCGCCAGTCTGTCAGACAGTATCCACGCACCTGCTTTTGTAGTGTCTGCATACACCTTGGCCGAAACGCCGCAGCCCGTCAGCGTCGTACCGGTTCCGTATGAGAGTCTGCTGTAGATTGTGCTCATTCTCACCATAGCCTCACCTCCGTATAACCGGATGGTGCTGTGTGAAGGAAATAAAAAACCCCGGCGGTTAGCCAGGGCTTAAAGGGGAAAAACCTGCTCACCGGCAGGCTTATGTATGACAGCTAATTGCTGCTTGTTTTGATATCCAGATAGGAGATCAAATCAACGCTATAAGAATCTCTGGCGTCATCGGTCAGTGCTGTGAGCAGAAAACCATATGGCCGCTCTTTCGCATCATGCACAGCATAGATAAAACTATATTTCCCGTCGTTGGTATTACAACTGATCTCCCATTCACCACCCTTATCTTTCATACTCAGGCAATCCAGCGGTCCGTAGCTATAAGAAAGATAAGACTCAAGCCTTTCCTGCGCGTCCAGGACAAACTGCGGCTTTAAAAGGAAATTCAGGCAGAGAACATAAATAACAATGGTGGCAAACAATAGCGCTGTAACACTAACAATTTGTTTTCTGGTCATTTTATAACTTTTCAGATGTTATTAGTTATAAGATTAGCCCACGCTTAAAAAAACGCCAATATAGCTTAAGTGAATTCGACTGAGCACTGGGTTGCTGGCTAAAGGGTGGCTACAGGATATAAGTAAGCAATCCGATGCTCATGCGAATACACTTCATTCCCACTCTCTTTAACATTGTCCCTCAGGACAAGCTTTTTTTTGCACAATAAAAAAAACCTGTCCGTGAAGGACAGGCAAGGCATCGGGCATGTCTTATTGCCAGTGTCTCACTTTCGTATTAAGACGTGGACAACTGGTCAGTCCTGCTCTCAGGATAATCAACCTGGATAATAATGGGTTATTTACAAGGCTGATTAGACGAAACAGAAACAGCGTGTTTATTATCGGGGACTGCAAATAATTCAATCACACAGTGACTGCCCATCCGTTGGAAAATGTGCCATTACCAGCCCTGGTAAGCGATAAGGTATCAACACCAGCCCACATAGAAATGTCTGCATCGAAGCAGAAGTCCCTGCGTTGCCAGTTAGTTTCCGGACCCAAATGAGGTGCGTATCAATTAACTATGGTAAATATTCCACGCTGGCAGCTGCAAGAGATTCAATGTAGCAGTTTCAGATACTGCAGCAGGCTCCCGGATACATAAAAGGCCCACAGAAGTGGGCCTTTTAATTATGGTGTCAGTCGTTACGCAGTATTGCCACAGTGCCGGGTGCCTCCCGGTGAGTCTCTGGCTGGTCAGACCGGACTCGCACAGCTTATCTACCACACATGACTGTTGACCATTTTGCCCCGCCGCTCAGGGGGATTCACCGCTGCAACCTGTTAAAAGTAGTTCAGTTGCCACACGCTGGCAACACCAGAAATTGAAATCTGTATTCAGCATCAAAAAAAACCCGCCGGAGTCCTGCTGGCGGGCATAAGATGCTAAATTTCGACAGGAAAGTTCAGCCCTGACGCGCAATCGTGCAGGGCAATTTGTATTATGGATGCAGTTAAGAAATTTACCAGATAGCACGTAAAAATATTACTGAGCCAGAGGCTCATTGAGCTGACCACTGCTCACTGGCGACAGGGCTGATACGGACATATCAGTAACACCCCGGTGCTAATGCGGATGCGCTTTCCAGTCACTCCGGGTTCTCCCTTCCTCGCAGACTGGAAAGCTATGCTGGAGCGGCCAGTGGGAATCGAACCCACATCATCAGCTTGGAAGGCTGAGGTAATAGCCATTATACGATGGCCGCAAAGTTGCGGGTCTGGCTTCCCGCTGGCTGCGTAGCTTTTCAGTCCTTCGCACCCGGACTATTGCGTCGGTAGGCCTGCATTCAGCAGGTCTACACTTGCCTGGTGCACTGTGCTGGAGTCGAACCAGCGGCCTTTGCCTCCGGAGGGCAACGCTCTATCCATCTGAGCTAACAGTGCATGGTGCCGACTACCGGAATCGAACTGGTGACCTGATGATTACAAGTCAGTTGCTCTACCTACTGAGCTAAGTCGGCTTTGTCTGGACCGCCACCGGGGCCTCGAACCTCGTACTACAACACCGTGGTTGTCGCTCTTCCTGATGAGCTAGTGGCGGTTGGTGGCCCTTGCTGGACTTGAACCAGCGACCGGGCGATTATGAGTCGCGCGCTCTAACCAGCTGAGCTAAAGGGCCGGGAGCGGAATAATACATAAGTGAAACTAACCATGCAAACCCAATGGTTATTTCAATCCAATTTATACGATAAAACCCCGCCGTAGCGAGGTTCCAGTGTTTATTTGTTGCTTATCGCCGTAGCCATCATGGCACAGCTCTGCCAAGCATGAATCAATTATCTAAGTTTCTGGCCCGTTTTCAATGTTTTTTCATCAATAATGATAACCACTTGTTTTTAAAGCAAAAAGGAAACATGTGAGTAATATCTCCCGACAGTGCATTTTAGCGCCCAGAACGATCAATCTTTCATTATCGAGCTGTCATATCAATTTTAAGTTGATCAGATAACTCTTTTGCATTTTTGATATGACTGGCAGTACAGCGGTTTGATTTGCCGCTTACATCTAATGAAATCGAAGACTGAACTTTCTGAACCTGTATGAACAACGCTGCAGCAATTTGCCCTGAATCATTGGCGCCGGGTATCCATACCCACGGAGCTCATCTTCTTATGCCAGTAAGCGAATTGGAAAACCGACAGATAACTGGTTCCTTACCTGAAAGAATAATGATTATTTTTACATGTAATACACGCAGTTATTTAAGGTGGCATTTCTTTATGTTAAAAAAAAGGAACCAAACCAACAAAAAATACACAAAATAAATGCAGTCACAAAACATTAATCAAACACTCAAAGGTGAAAAATGAATATATTTACCATGCAAAACCCAATGCACCTACTTCGCAATATCGAATTTAATCATCAACATGGAGATAGCGCGCCTCCATCCAATATGAACAGACAAGCCCTGAATCGCGTTAAGAGAACCCCCTCATTACCCGTTAATCAACCAAATACTGATGTACAAACAAACGGAGCATCCACCAGCTCAGGTGTTACCATCAGGTGCATAGATGAAAGCAACAAGCCAAAAGGTCAGCCAAACGGAGCATCCTCAGCTGACAGAGTCACATACTGCGAACGAGCAAAAATTACATTCAAAGGTGGGCAACTAATTTCTACCCCCTAATCATTTAAAATGAACCTCACATTATGTTTCATACCAACATAATACTTTAAGGAGAAATATAATAAATATTTCCAACGTTTCATCACCGCTATACATACCACAAAGTCATTCTGTCCATTCAATTGAAACAAACAATAAAGACTTGCCATCTTTAAAGCGTATCAAGAGAGATCCTTCATTACCCAGTAATTCAGGAGGTCAATCAAATACAGGAAGTTATATATCCTACAGTTCTAGTTCTGGCAGCGGCGTAACCATAACCTGCATACAAGGAAGCATCCAGCCATCAGGTTCTCCTAATGGTTCCAATAATGCTGACAGAGTCGTACCTTGTACAACTCCGACGGTAAGGAGAACTGTCATTACCAATGGAAATTAAAAATAATGGAATATTGAGTACTAAAGAGTGCAGATAGTTTATCCAGTTAACTTAACAAACTGACTAACGGAGCTTATGAGAATGACAAATAATGTAGAGATTAGCCGGATCAATAATACTCAGAATGTCACTACGTTTCTTCCAACAAATAATACGAGGGAAAATACTCAAAATAGCAATGCAACATCAGTAAACAGTAACATTGCTGGAGCCGCAAGCTCAAACACTGCCGTAACTTACTAAATAAACTGGATAACCAGGTCGAAATCGCGAACATTCTCCTGAACGATGAATCACCAACAATCGGCGGGGAAGCCCTCCCCGCTGATTGTTCTTACTTAAGTTAGCTGTCAATGAATACAGCACTCCTGAATTTGTACCTCGTAAAGATGAAAGCCTCAAGCCCCCGCACAAAAAGTCTTTAGCATGACAAAGAGTTATCAAGCCAACTCTCATCTGCGAACGGCCAGAAAAATCTTTGCCCTGAATATATCGAGGCACCAGCGTACACGCTTGCGGGCTTCGTCATGAGTGAGCCAGGGTGCTACGTGTTGGAGCTCTTGCGTAATGTCAGATATTTTCCTCCGCGTTGTGTAATAACGTCGGCCAATGGTGTAAACCGGATCGTCGCTTTTAAATGCGCCCAAAACTGCCTGCTCGATGTAATCTGCATCATGCTTGCGGCCGACCTGGTCAATCAACTCGCTCAGGGAAATTGACCACAAAAGAGTATGTGCTCTCACCACCGCCTGCCGTCCTTTAAAACCTTCCTTTTTCGCCTGATTCAGCGCTTCAGTTATGCGTGATAACTGGCTGTCTGACCATTCATCTGCCTTTGCTGCAGAAACAAATCTGTTGCAGTTTTCCAGCCGGTATTGAGCTGCGGTTTTACCGCCGACGATTTCCCCCCAGATAGTAAGAAGCGATTTTATCCATGCTGACTGAACGGTATTTAATGGCGTAAAACGCCCCAGGTAGCTTTTGCGTGGCGCAGCTGCTGCACGTTCCAGAGCTGAGTGATGGTTTCTTTTCTGACGTGCTGTCATGCCGATACTCCCAATGCTGAATTCACTTGCAGCAGCAGCTCCAGTTCGGTACCGAAATTTTGTTCCCAGGTTTGCTTTCCGGCATGCACGGCGACACCATGGCTACCAGTTCGATGGTGAGGATGGCATAAAGGGATAGTTGAGTAGTTATCGGCGCGATGAGCTACGCCCTGACCTGTTCTGATGTGGTGGATTTCTGTAAGTGTGTCGCCATAGTTGAGATTGCGACAAACGATACAACCCAGGGCCGCTACGCGTGAGAGGTGTTCGCGTTCTGCCTTCTTCACAGTTCACCCCCGAGGGTAAACGCTAGATGCAGAAAATCACTGGCGGCTTTCGTCGTCAGTGTAACGGGTGATATGGATTGGATTAAATGCGCCATTGCTATCTCCAATGGCGCGACAGATTTCAGGGTGTTCAGCCCGTTTGATTATTGTAAATCACTTCCGGCGGCTCTGCACTACTCATTTCAGCATGTGATTGTCGCGTTATTAACACCTGGTCATCTCTGAGCGGGAGCACCTTATAGCCCCCTTTACCATCCGAATAAACTTGATAGCGCCCGGAAATTTTCAAACACTCAATTAGCTGATCTTTGGTCATTTTAAGAATCCATCTGGCATGTATATCCCTGATTTATCAGGGGCCGTCCTTTTTCTCCCTGCGCGCGCACTCAGGCTAAAGTGACTTAACTGGCGTTACAAATACTAGGACTGAGCATTTAGAGCTCAGTTGATCAAAACTACCAATTTTAGTGGTTGAACTGGTCGTTATTTTTTTAAGATTTCAGTAAAAAAAAGCCGTAGCGTAAAAATCGGCGCCACGGCTTTTAATATTCATTCTAAATTAATTATTACGGAACCCAGCCGCTGCCACAGTTCCCTGTTTCTAGTAACCATTTGTGACCGCATTCTGTGGAGTTATTGTCAAATCTGGTGTACGGAGCAATCAGGCAACGATCTGATCTGATGTTTCGTGGACCTGTACCCCGTCCTTAAACGGGACGTTATTCACTACCAGCGTTAGCAGATTAAATCCCGGA